TGATCCCCCGGATCGAGCCGATCAGGTCGTCGCGGCCCCGCCTCAACCCCTCGGCCAGGCCGACCTCGTAGCCGACCCGCCCGGCCTTCATGGCGGCCCCGGCCGCCTCGCGGCGTTGATCGCGGTAGAGGCTGTGGATCGACTCGGCCCTCTTGTCGGACGACTTGATGCAGAGGTCGCAGGTCCAGAAGTAGGAGGCGACCGCCCCGACCGCGACGGAGCCCAGGACGACGCCGACGCAGATCAATTCGATCATGATTCTCCCCTGATCTGATCCGAGTCCTCGACTTCGTAGCTCACCCGGACGCGGACGATCTTGCACCGCTCCAGTTGGATCAGGGTCCCCCGGAGCTTCGCCCAGTCCTTGGCCCACGCGAGCCGGGACCGGGCCTCGGGGATGCGGTCGAAGAGGGCGGCCTGGACGCCGGACTGGTCGGCGAAGTCGCCGAAGGCGGCGACCCGCTTGCCGCCCCTCTGGACGAAGAACCCGGTCTCGGGGTCGACGATGGCGTGCTTCCGCTCGCAGCCTCGCATTTGGCCCTCCGTTTCTCGGCGTCCTCGGCCATCCGGCCGATGCGGGCCTCCAGCTCCTGGCGGCCCATCTCGACCGCGACCTTGTCCATCCGTTCGAAGTATTCGCCCAGGTCCGAGCCGTGGACGATCACCAGTTGGATCGAGCGGCCGTCCTCGCCGGGGAAGACCAGCATCTTGCCCGGGCGGAGCCACGCCAGGGCCTCGCGGAACCGCGGCCCCAGGTCGGCCAGCTCCCTCTCGGTCAGGTGTCGTTCCAGCACCGTCCGGCCTCCCACGGGTCGATGTCCGCTCCACAGGATCATTCTACGCTCGAAACCGTCCTGCAGGGACATCGCCCCTTGAAAGATTCCAGTCTGGAGGTATAATCCACCTGTGGAGTGGCGATTCACCCCGGCGGAGGGCGGACTCATGATCGGTTCCCTGGACCTGATCGCGTCGAAGGCGGAGTCGGGCGGACTGACGGACCCCGGGGAGCTGACGCTCCGCGAGGCCGGCCTCGACGAGTGGCTGAAGCTGACGGCCGAGACGGGCAACACCCTGGACCGGGGGGAGCCCACCATCATGGCCCGCCTCACGCCGGCCGAGGCGGCCCTCCTGGCCCGGCTCCGCGTGCAGCAGTACATGGGCCGCAAGGCCGACGACGCCTACCGACGCCGCGACTGGCCGGCGTTCCACATGGCGATGCCGGTGTACGAGCGGTTCCTGGCGGCCGTCCGCCGGTCGGCCAAGGCCCTGGGCCTCAACATTCAACCCCGCTGATATCAGGAGGCGGCGACATGGCCGTGGAGCAGCTCACCGAATCCCGCCAGTCCCTGGTCGAGCGATACCGGCCGCTGGCGTTCAAGATGGCCAGGGACTTCGCCCGGGGCAAGCCCAAGCACCTCCTGACCGCCCTCTACGACGCGGCCGTGGACGGGCTGATGCGGGCCGGCCTGAACCTGGACAACGACGAGGGGGTGTGCTTCTGCCGCTACGCCCGGAAGTGCATCGCCTCGGAACTCCAGAGGGCCGTCGCCAGGCAGGGTCCCCGGGGCTTCATCTACAAGGCGTGGGAGGCCCCGAAGCGGGTCTCGATCAGGAGCGACGCCGCCGCCCAGAAGGGGGAGCGGGGCCGTGGTGCGGACCTGAACCACACCCGGGAGTTCGTGGACCGGTCCCGTCCGGAAGGCCCAGTGATCGACGACCGGGAACTCGTCCACGTCCTGCTGGACTGCCTCAACCCCGTGGAGCGGAAGGTCGCGGTGCGGTACGTCACGGGCTGGTCCCACGACCAGATGCGGGCCGGCATGGAGGTCTCGCGGCAGCGGATCACCCAGATCTGGGAGGACTGCCGCCGCAAGATGGCCGCCAGGGCGGCCGAGATGGGGCTGGAGCCCGACGAGGCCCTCCTGGTGCCCCTGCGGGACGTCACGCGGGCCGTCAAGGGACGGGTGCGGCGGTAACAGTTACCGCCTTGCCGTGGCACCCGCACCCGCCGCCGAGGGCCTGGTTCCGCTCCCGCCGGGCGGCCAGGTCCATCGCGGTCTCGGCGTCGGGGTGGACCCGGGCGGCCCTCCAGAGGAACCGGGACCACCGCCGGCCGAACGCCTCGGGGCTCCAGGTCCGGCGGGCCACCCCGCGGGCTTTTTCGGCTCGCTCGGCCCGCGGGCCGGCCTCCAGCCGCTCGTAGGCCAAGGCCCTGGCCCACTCCGCCGGGCCGTCCTCGACGGGCACGATCCGGGCGAGTTCGGGGCGGGTGGCCAGGACGCCGCGGGGCGTGCCGACGACGGGCACCCCGGCCGCCATCGCCTCGACCATCGAGAGCCCGAACCCCTCGACCTCCGAGGGGCTGGCCAGGCAGTCGAGGGCCGCCAGGATGTCCGCCACGTCGTCCCTCCAGCCGAGTCGCAGGACGCGGTCGGTCTGGCCGTAGTCGCCGAGCCGGGCCGGGCCGTCGCCGGCCACGACCAGGCGGAACCGCCTCCGGTCGAGATGGCGGATGGCCCCCGTCAGGAGTTCGGGGCGTTTTTCTGACGCGAGCCGCCCGATGAACCCGATGGCGAACACGCCCGGGTCCAGGCCCAGCCTCGCCCGGGCCTCCTGCCTCGTGAGCGTGGATTCGACGCGGCTGGGGTCGTAGCCGTTCTCCAGCACCTCGGCCCGGTCCCGGTGCTCGATCGGCACGGTGGGCAGGCCGCAGGCGTGGACGACGGCCCAGCGGTCCCCGGTCTTCCGGGCGGCCTCCATCCAGGTCTCGGTGTGCCGGTCGCCGGCCTGGCCGTGCCCGACCATGACGACGCAGGGGCGGGCGTCCCCCGCGGGCAGGACCCCCGCCGGGTCGAGGCCGCAGCAGACGAGCACCTCGCACCGCGAGGCCAGGTCGCGGGCCTCGCCGTCGTCCCGGCCGGGCTCCAGGACGGCCTCCCCGGCCACGCGGACGCGGGCCGGGTCCAGGGCCGGGATCAGGGCGTCGTGCCAGGAGGCGACCCCGCCCTGCCGGCCGCACGAGTGCCGGAGGAACCCGACGGACACCGGACCCTCGGCCCCGGGCCGGGGTGCCCACCTCGGCCTCGCGGGCTCGGCCGGCCCGTTCGCCGAGAGCCCCCGGATCATGCGGGCGTTGCCGGGCTTGCCGTCCTCCGCGAGCTGGCACATGCGGGGATTCGTCAATCCGTGGCACCAACCCAGGTCCCGGGCCGGGCAATGGTCGCATCGTCCGGTGTCGATGCGGATCATTCCGTCACCTCGCAGTGGATCGGGATGTTGTGCTCGGCGGGGCTGCACCCCGGCACGTTCGCCGACTGCGGACCCATCGGGAGGTAGGTCGGGTGGCAGCGGTTGTACGCCACGCCGTCCACGATGTTGAGCTTGATCCAGGTGGCCGGGTTGTTGTTGACGAGGTCGGTGCCGTCCCAATACTGGGAGCCGTAGGTGGTGAACTGGCCCTGGACGTAGCAGGGGGAGGCGTTCTGGACCTGCATCTCGTACCGGTAGACGTCGTCCTCGGGCGGGCAGGGGTTGCCCCACAGGCATCCCCCGAGGGGGTAGCAGAAGAACTCCAACTGCGTGCCCGTGAGCCGGACCCGGCAGGACGAGAACACGCCGCTGGAGACCGGGTAGAGGTCGACCCTGGACCCGGTGGCCTTGGAGACCCGCCAGCAGTCGTAGGCGATCGTGGGTATCCCCAGGCAGCCCGACTCCCAGATGTAGGCGTCGCAGCCGCCGGAGCCCCGGCCGGCCCCCGCCCAGTTGAGGGTGACGGGCGTCCCGATCAGGCCGCCGAAGAGGTTCGAGGGGGCCGAGGCCGTCACGGTGGCGTGGAGCACCTTGGCCGCCGCCCGGTAGTCGAGGCCGTTGTGCGGCGTCCCGTCGGCGGGCGGGCCGCCGAACTGCATGTCGGTGCAGGTCATGAGGCCGCAGTTCAGGGGGATGTAGTCCGGGTCGAGGGCCTGCATGGTGACGTTCTTCGTGATCGTGTCGCCGCAATGGACCGTGATCGGGTCCGAGCCGTCGAACTGGCAGTAGGCGAGACGCCGATTGGGGTCGTCGAGGTCGCAGAGCCCGACGTCCTTGCTGATCGACCAGTCGTCGAGCGTGAACGGCATCGTGCACGAGGCCGGCAGGGCGACGATGGTCCGCGACCGCCGGGTGTAGGTCCCGGCCGGGCTCTCGGCCGAGAGGTCGATGTTGGAGCAGAACCCGTTCGAGGGGGTCGGCACGAGAGCCCCCGATACGGCGTCGCCGTTGGTGTCGTTGACGACGAAGATCACCTTGTAGCAGCAGACGCCGTAGTTCCGGGTGTCCGTGACGCCGGCCGCCGGCCAGCCGAAGGTGCCGAAGGTCTTGAAGAAGCTGGAGCCCCAGGGGTCGGTAGTCGTGATCTTGACCGTGTAGTTGACCCCCGAGGCCCTGGGCGGCGTGCAGTAGTTCCCCGAGGCGTCGGTCGTGCCGCTGTAGAGCACCGTGGGGCCGGTGTTCAGGAGGATCTCGACGGTGGCCCCCGCGACCGGCAGGTGGTCCTCCAGGCCCTCGACGTGGACGCAGACGTTGCCCAGGGCGACCGGGGGGTTGTCCACGACGTCCTGGATCGTCTCGTCCTCCTCCAGGACGTACTGGGCCGACCCGACGGCCCGAAGGGACTGCCGGATGCGGGCGAACTCGCCCCGGTTCATGTCCAGGAGGTCCAGGCGTCGCTCGACCTCCTCGACCCGGCGTTCCAGGGATTCGAGGTCGCTCATGGCCTGCCCACCAGCTCGCGGACGCGGGTGCGGAGCCGCTCCGCCTCCTGGCGGAGTTCCTCGCGTTCCCGGTAGAGGTCGTCCAGGCGTCGCTCGCACTCGGCCACACGGCGTTCGAGCTTCTCGATCAGGTCGGACTGCGGGGATCGCATCAGGCGTCCTCCTCGTCATCCGGGGGCACGGGCGGGGGCAGGACCCGCGGCGGGGGCTCGGCCTGGGCGGTCGCCTCGGCCTTGGCCTTCGCCTGCTCCCGGGTCCGCTCGGCCACCAGGGCGGCCGGCGAGGGGGTCGGGGCCAGGCCGGCCAGGCCGCCGATGCCGGGGACGCCCGCGAGCCCTCCGCGTCCGCCGGGGCGTCGGTCGGGCCGCGTGGACCGGGACGCCCCCATCGCGTCGGAGTCCCGCATGTCGAGCACCTCGCCGGGGCGGTAGGACTGGACGCCCACCATGCCGCCGTACTGCATCGCGGCGGCCTGGAAGACACCGCCCGGGATTCCGATCGGCTCGGCCTGGGCCGGCGTGGTCACGAACGCGGCGGCCGAGAGGTGATACCTCCGGTTGCTCACCTGCATGGAAACCGTTACCGGCAGCGGGCCGTCCGGAGAGAACTCGCACTCGACCCGGGTGACGGGGATGGCCATCGACTCCATGCCGGTGTCGTACTCGGCCCCGTTGTAGCCGCGGACCGACAGGGCGAGCCCCGGGGCCAGGGCCGGCGGGAAGTAGGACCCGAGCCACTGGACGACGCCATCCACATGGATGTCCTTGACCGCGTCGTGCCATTCCTTGGCCAGCTTGGCCATGTTGTCGGTGCCGACCTTGTCCCTCCAGCCGTCGACCGTGACCGTGAGGGTCTCCTGGAGGCCCAGGAGGTCGAAGGCCGAGCCCTCGAAGACCGGGTCCCCCGTGATCGCGTCGTCGGGCGGGTAGGCCGTGGTGAGGGCCTTCTGGTTCACGCCAACCAGGACCGCGATGTCCGATGGGACGCCGTCCAGCTCCCCCTTGCGGTGCTTCGAGGGGGTGCCGAAGAGGGTGTAGACCGGGCGGGCGAACGTGATCGTCCCGGCGTCCGGGTCGATCTCGAACTCCAGGGGGCCGCTCATGTACGGGGGCTGGCCCGTGCTGCTCCAGAGGATCGCCGCGGTGTTGAACCACGTCAGGGTGGCGGCGTTGCCGCTGGGGTCGTGGAACGGGGCCGCGAACGTGAATTGCTCATTCGTCATCGATGACGCGACCGGGTCGTTCACGGTGTAGCGGCGGTAGACCACCGACGAGCCCCCGGAGACGCCGTAGAGTTCGTAGCGGTCGAACCGGTTGTGGGGCAGGGGCGGGTCGAGGGTGAGCGTGGTCGAGCCGCCGGCCGCCAGGCCGCCGTTGGAGATCACCTCGGTCTGGTAGTGGTTGTCGATCCCGGTCCCGGTCGTCTCGGTCAGGAGCAGGACCCCGTGCCGGCCCGCGTCCGTCTGGTCCCAGTGGTTCGCCGGCCAGATCTTCGTATCATCATCCGACTGGACGACGATGTTCGAGAAGTCCGTGACGGACAGGACGGCCCCGGTGTCGTAGCCTGGTCCCTTCGGGGCTCCGATCACGACGCGGGGGACGGTCGTGTAGCCGGTGCCGCCCGCGGTGAGGGTGAGCGACGAGACGGCGTCGCCGGTCAGGGCGGCCGTGGCCGTGGCCCCGCTGCCGCCGCCCCCCTTGATCCGGACCTGGGGGGCGGACGTGTAAGCATATCCGCCCGCGTCGAGCTGGATCGAGGACACGGCCCGGGCGGCGAGGTTGGCGGTGAAGGTCGCCCCCCAGCCCCCGCCGTTGGCGGTGTTGTCGATGTAGATCGTGGGGGGCAGGCTGAAGTCCGAGGACGAGGAGTTGACCGTGACCGCCGTGATCTTGCCGCCCGAGACGGTGGCCGTCATGGTCAGGGTGGTGCCGCCGCCCCCGGTCCACTTCAGGGTGGGCGCCGAGGTGAATCCCGAGCCGCCGGCCGTCACCGTCACCGAGGCCACGGCGGCCTTGGCCATGATGGCGGTGGCCCTGGCCCCGCCCGGACCCTGGCCCGGCGTCAACGCCTCGCGGGGGTCGTACTTGGTCTTGGCCTGGGCCGAGGTCAGGCCGTCGTGGTCGAACTTCTCCACGAGCTGGCCGGCCCCCTGGGTGAGCAACGCCCCCAGGACGTAGTCGTGGCCCCGCACCACGACCCGGCCGTAGCAGTCCGAGTGGTTCCGCTGGATCGCGGGGGCCTCGATGGGCTGGATGCCGTGCCAGAGCGTGAGGGTCGAGCCCTCGTAGTACCCCGAGCCGGCGGTCCCGACCGAGGCGGTCACGACCTGGCCTCCCGAGACGGTGACGCTCACCGTCGCCCCGGTGCCACCGCCGCCCACGACGGACGCCGAGGCGGTCGTGTAGTTCACGCCGCCGTCGATCACCTCGGCCCCGGTGAGCCCGCCCGTCAGGGGGTCCACCACCGCCCGGACGACCGCCCCGAATCCGTCCCCCGAGACGACGACCTCGGGGCCGGCGGAACGCCGCTGGTCGAGGAACCGGATCGTGCCGTCGGGCTCGACGTGCAGGTCGTGGTTGGGATACCAGTCCCGGGCGAAGTCGCCCACGGCCTGGAGGAACCGCTCGCCCCCGACGGTGACGCTCCTCGGCGGCACGAGGTCCATCCGGGCGAGGTCGTTGAGGGTCGTGGGGGGCAGGGTCGAGACGACGACGATCGGCGGCCACCGGTAGCCCGAGCCGCCGGACGTGACCGTGATCCCGGTGACGACGCCCCCGGAGACCGTGGCCGTGGCCGTGGCCCCGGAGCCCCCGCCGCCGACCAGGAGCACGGTGGGGGGATTCGCGGGGTCGTAGCCGGAGCCCCCGGCGTCCACCACCACCGAGCCGACCGCGTAGCCGGACAGGACCGCGTGGGCCGCCCCGCCGTCGCCGGGCACGAGGTTGCCTAGGCCGTAGCGGATCAGGTTGGCCTTGTTCGTCGCCTGTTCGAGTGCGGAGGTGATGATATGGCCGACCGATCGGCCGGCCCGGCCGGGGAGCCAGAGCGGGTCGAGCCGGGGGCGGTTGTAGACGATCCGGTCGGAGCCGTCCTGCTCCTCCGTGACGGGGAAGCGGTCGCCCCTGGCCCGGATGCCCTCGGCCTCGTAGCGGTATTCCCAGCGACGCTTCGCCTGCTTGACGGGCTCGCACGCCCGGACGTCCCCGGTGAACCGCAGGACGCCGTCGACCAGGAGCTGGACCTCGTCCCCCTCGCCGGGGTAGGGGAGGGTCTGGAGGCTCTGGGCGTAGCGGCGGAACGAGAGCCGGGGCATGCCGCCCCGCTCGAAGACGACCCACCGGCCGAGGCTGATCCGGGAGGTCGCCCGGTTGACGACCGACCCGTTGACCTTCAGTTCGGTCGCCATGTCATCGGGTCCTGCGGAGTCGGGTGTTCTGGGCTCCGATGCCGTCGAGGGCTCGGTTCAGGCCGCCCTGGCGTTCGAGCAGGCGTCCCAGCTCGGCCTGCTGGGAGGCGAGCAGGCCGGCCAGGGCCTCCTGGGCCGAGACGGCGTTGAACAACGCGGCCGTCACCTTCTGGGATACGTCGCTCGCGGACCGGCCGACGATCTCCTCGGCCCCGGCCTTGATCGTGTCCGAGGGGGCGACGTCTCCGGAGTTGTCCCGGGCGCCCCGGGCCTGCATCATGCCGCCGACCCGGTTGGCCATCTCGACCTGGAACGCCTCGTCGCTCATGGGGGCCGCCAGGGGGGCTCCCAGGGCCGCCACCTCGTCGAAGCGACGGAGGGCCTCCCCCTTCAGGCCGCGACGCTGGAAGGCCACCTGCTTGCGGTACTGGGCCGCCTCCATCCGCATCTGGCGGAGGGCGATGGACCGCTGGGTCGGGTCCATGTCCGCCAGGGCCTGGTTGCGGAGCTGGTTGGCCGTGATCGCGGTCTCGATCGCCGGCCCGACCTCACCCTCGAACGACTTGGAGAACCGGCTGATCTCCTGGGCACGCTCCCGCTTGGCGGCGTCATCCTCCCGCTTGGCGGCCTTCTCGGCCCGCTCGGCGGCCCTGGCCTTGGCCGCGTCCTCCCGCTGGAGGGCCGTCTTGCGGGACCGGCCCTCGGCCTCGCTCTCGGCGATGAAGGCCGTGGCGGCCCGCCGGGGGTCGCCCCCGCCCCGCTTCGAGCGGAACGCGGCCTCGGCGTCGATCGTGAGCGAGGCGGCCACGTTGCGGGCCTCGGCCCCGCCGAGTTCGGGCTCCAGGAGCTGGAACGCGGCCTTCTCGGCGGCCTTGACGGCCTCCTCGTCCGACAGGCCGGCCAGGACCGCCTTGCCGAGGGCGACCCGCACGGCGGTGTCGATCCGCCTCGACGCCTCGCGGAGGGCGTCCGGGTCGGCGGCCTGGGCCATGATCTCGCGGGGCGAGGAGGCGGTCCGCTGGGAGCGGTACTGCGTCAGGATCTCCTTGAGGAAGTCCTGGGAGGCGGCCCCCCGGAGTTCGGCCGGCACGCCGGCCTGCTGGATGGCGAAGTTGACCGACTCGCGGGCCACCATCTCGACGGCCTTGCCGCTGCCGCCCCCGGCCTCGACCCCGGCCATCCGGGCCAGGATGTCCTCGGCGGCCTTGGACCGCAGGGGTCCGGTCAGGTCGTTGGCCTTCTGCTGGGTGGCCTTGGCCTCCTGGAGGGTCTGGGCGTATTGCTTCTCGGCGGCCTCCTGGGCCTTCACGTAGTCGGGGTGGCGGGTCGCCAACTCGTAGAAGGCCGACGTGCCGCCGAAGCCGCCGACCTCCAGGGCGGTGAGGATCGACTTGAAGGCCGAGGCGTTCTGGGGGTCGGCCTGGTTGGACGCCTTGCCGATCAGGGCATCCACCATCTCCTTGGGGGTGCCCCGGAGTCCGAGCCGGGCGTTGGACAGCACCTTGTCCTTGCCGCCGGCCATCGTGGCGAGGGCCTTCTCCAGCATCGGGCCGAGGTTCTGGCCCCCGACCGTCTCGACCCCCTCCTCGAAGGCGGCGGCGGCGTCCCGGGTCGGCTTGCTGGCCGACTTGAGCAGCTCCTGGGCCTCCTTCGCCTCTTCGAGGGCCTTCTTGAGCCGCTCGACGTTGCCCCGGCCGTAGGTCAGCTCCCTCATCTCGGACTCGGTGAGCCGGGCCTGGCCGGCGAGATCCTTGGTCCGGTCCTCGGCCTTCTTCAAGGACTCGGTGAGGATCTCGACCTTGGTCTTGAGGGTGTTGTCGAAGGTCGCCGAGAAGGCGTTGACCATGCCGTCGCCCAGCCCCTGCATGCCGGCCTTGAACGAGTCCAGGGCACGCTGGGGATTCGTGAACATATCCGTGAAGAAATTCTGGAAGTGCCTCCAGTTCTGGACGACCAGGGTGCCCAGGGTCGCCAGGATCGAGATCCCGCCGGTCAGGACGCTGACCTGGGTGGCGGTCATGCCGGCGGCCTGGCCGATCGACATGATGAGCATCGGGATGTTGTTGAGGGCGCCACGCCATCCGGCCATGCTGAAGTCTTCGAGGCCGCGGCTGATCTCCAGCACGGCCCGGGCGGCGGCCTCCTGACGCTTGAGGGCGGCCACGGAGACGTTGCCGGCCCCCGAGAGGGCGTTGTCCACGGCCCGGAAGGTCTGCTGGAGCCGGCCCAGCTCGGCGTTGAGGTAGGCCATGTCGGAGGCCATCTCGCGGGCCTCCTGCCCGTTGGCCGGCATCTTGGTCGCCAGGGCCGTCATCCGGCCCTCGACGTCCGTGATGGCGATCGAGAGGTCGGCCAGGGCCGCGGTGCCCTGGGTGTTGACGCGGAACTCGACCTCGCGGAGGAGGGATTCGGGGACGCCGTTCATCGGGGACCTCCTCGGAGTCGGCCGAAGAACCCGCCGGCCGCCCCGGCCGCACGGCCGAAGAACCCGCGGGGCCTGTTGTCGAACTGCTGCTGGACCTCGTCGGCCACCATCGCGTCCACGACCTGCCAGTAGGCCGGGGGCAGGCCCAGCACGTCGCGGCGGGGCCGGTGGGGCGTGGCGACGAGGTGGTAGGCCAGCCAGGGGGCACCGATCACGCCGGACTGGACCGTGAGGGTCGAGACGCCCGCCCGGACGTCCACCACGAGGTTGCGGATCGCCCGGGACTCGGACCCGTTGGGCACCAGGGGCGGGCCGTCGCCGTCGCCCCGGCGGCGTCTCCGCTCCAGGGTGGACTCGGTGACGTCGGGCAGCACCTCGCCGTTGGCACCGAGCCCCGCGAGCCGAAGCTCCCGGTTCGAGGACTGGACGAATTGCGTGATTGGTTGTACTAATACGGATAGGTCGGGCCGGAACCGCCCCATCCGGGCGAGTTCCGCCGAGATGTCGACCCCGTGATCGTCCCAGGTGGCCGCGATGAAGATCATCAGACCGTCACTCCCGATCGCCCTGGCCCTGGCGGCCCTCTGCGGGTGCTCCGAGACCGAGGCCCCGGCCCCCACCGACCGGTCGCTGCTGTCGGAGGGGCAGGACGTCTTCTTCGCGGTGTCCTACGACGGCGGCCAGTATTCGATCGCCCGCATCCCCACCGGGATGGGGGTCCTGAACGTCCCGGTCGGGTCGAAGGCCGTCGTGGTCGAGGACCCCGGCCCGGAGGACGACCTGCTGCGGGAGGTGAGGCTGGGGGTGGACACCCCCGAGTACCAGGGCTCCGCGACGGCCTTCCGGAAGTACCTGCGGCCGGCGAAGGGGACCCGGTAATCGTTACCGGGTCCCCCGCGGGTCAGGCCGGGTTGGCGGTCGTGAACCCGATGGTCTTGCCCGAGGTCGGGTCGAGGTAGGCCATGAACTTGACCATCTCGTACTGCCGCTTGTCGAGCGGACGCTCCCGGTCCAGGCCGGTGATGCGGCACTGGGTCTGGAGGTCGAGCGAGAGGGTGTGCTTGGGGGTCGTGGTCAGCTTGCTGAAGAGGATCGAGGCGGTGTGGGTGCTGCGGCCCTCGAAGCTGTCCCGGTCGGTCTTGGACTCGAACCGGACCGAGAACGAGCCGCTGATGTCCCGGCCCTCATACGTGATGTCGGTGGCGTAGCTGTCCTCGTCGAAGTTGGCCGAGACCATGTTCTTGATGTCGAGGCTGAAGCTGCGGTACTTGGCCCGCACGCTGGAGCCCGTCGCCCGGAAGATCAGGCCGCCCTTGGATTCGACGTGGCGGTAGATCAGCTTGGGGTAGGCGGAGGCGGCGGGGGCCGTCAGGCCGACCGGGTCGGTGTCCGGCTTCATGCCCAGGATCTGCATCCGGCACCGCAGGCCACCCTCCTGGGTCTCGGCGGCGCAGGAGAGGTTCAGGGAGCCGATCTTGCAGCCCAGCGAGCGGCGGAACCGGACGCCGTCCCATTCGGTGACGCTGAAGCTGGGCAGGTCGCCCGAGGAGATGTCGGTCGCCCACTTGAGGATCGAGCCGGCCCAGTCGTCCGGGGCGGACCCATCGGCGAACAAGAACGTGTTGAAGTCGCCCGCGATGACCTTGCGGCCCGAGAGTTCGAGCACGGGCTCGTTCCCGGAGTCGGCCGTGCGGATGACGTAGTACGCCGGCACGGGGTCGAGGGCGAAGGCGGGGTCGTCGATCCGGGCGAGGACGTCGGTGCCCGCGACGTCGTAGACGCCGTAGGTCGCCTCCTCGCGGAAGGCCATCCATCGATCGTGTCCGGCGGGCATGGGCCGTCTCCCGTCAGTCGGGTCGGGGGACTTCGCTCATGCCTCGTCGAGTGTGCCGGCGGTCAGATGAGGTCGATCAGCAGCTTGATCGTGACCTCGGAGACCGTGGCGTAGGCGTCCTCGCCGCGGACCTTGCACCGGCCCCCGCCGTCGATGAGGGTGAAGGACCGGAGTTCGTCCACGGCGTCGATACCGTTGAGTACGTCGTAGACCGTGCGGCTGTCGTCTCCGATGCCCAGGTCCCGGCGGAACGCCTCGAAGAGGCGGCGGCGGTCCCGCCAGTTGGTCCCCGGGGTCCAGAGCTGGAACCGCAGGTGGATCTCGGCCCCCTCGGCCCGCTCGTCGATCCACCGGCAGGGGGTCGCCGTCTCGCCCACGAAGACGACGGCCGGAAGCTCCGAGCCCTCGGGCTCGAACTGGTCGAGGTTGCGGCGTTCGCCGTCGGGCTCGAAGAGGGTGACGCCGAGGGCGGCGAGCCGCGTGCCCGCGGAGATCGCCCCCAGGATGGCGTCCACCGAGCGTTCCTCGGGTCCGGGCGTGGCGGCCAGGAGTGGGGCGGGCATGGGTCCCTCGGGTCAGGGGGTCGGCGAGAACAGCCCGGTGGGGTTGAACGCCACCACATAAGCGAACTGGCCCATGAGCAGGAGCTTGCCGCCCGGGTTGGCCCCGACGTCGGCGGTATCCCGCTCGACCTGGGACCAGTCGAAGAGGCAGAAGCCGCCGAAGGGGGCGTTGTGCAGGGCGTTGTAGAGCACGGCGAAGATGTACCCGAGCTGCTCCTCGGCCTCGGGGCCGTCGGGCACGTCGGTCTGGATCTCGACGGCGTACTGCACCAGCCGGACCTTGCGGTCGGGGGCCGGTTCCTTCTTCGTCGCCTGGCCGGTGGGCCGGACGATCGCCCAGGTGCGGGCCGCCGAGGTGATCGGGGCGACGTCGGACCGGTCGGCGTAGGCGACCACGTCGAAGAGGCCGGCGTCCTGGATCAGGCCCACGATGCCAGGCCCGAGCGTGGTGCCCAGGAAGGCGTCGCGGTCCCGGGCGGCGAACGGCGGGGCCTCGGCCAGGCCGGACTGCCAGGCCCCGTAGGCGAGCGGACCCCCCGGGAGCCGACGCCCCCGGGGGTTGCGGAACAGGCCGTAGCGGTAGGGTCCGTAGGGCATGGGAATCACCCCGCCAGGTCCGGGCCGGCGGCGAAGGTCCGCTGCCCGGCCGCGTTGGTGGTGGTCCCGAGGATCTTGGTGTCGTCCCCGGGCAGGTGGATCTCGGTGGTCCGGCCTCCGGTGCCCTCCAGCAGCTTGCCGGCGACGATCGCCCCGGCCGTCAGGAGGAACAACTGCTCGAACGAGTAGCCGCCCCGCATCACCTTGGCCAGCAGGGCGTCGGCCACGGCGGCCCCCGAGGCCCCGCCCGAGAAGAACGAGGCCACGTCGGGGTCGCCCAGAATCCACTGCACGTCGGCGTACCCCTCGGACTCCCGGGGGGCCACCGGCAGGGCCGAGAGGTAGGTCGAGCCGTCCTTGAGCCAGACGTAGCCCTCCTGGCCGTCGGGCATGGCGGCGGTCGAGACCCCGACCACGCCGTCCTTGTTCGTGACGGTGAACGCCGGCTGGGTGCCGGCCGCCACGCCGGCCAGGTCGGTCAGCTCGGCCGTGATCGCGGCGGCGGCCTTGGACGAGCCCAGGTTCGACGTACCGATCCAGTGATAAGCCATCGTTCACACCTCGTCAGGGGTCGGCCGGCGGGCCGGGTCTCAGACGTCCAGGGCCTGGGTCAGCTCCGGGAAGACGGCCTTGGCCAGCGCGTAGCAGGTGGATCGGATCTGGTCGTAGGCGGCCTGGCAGTTTGCCAGGACCGCGGGCATCGACGGGATCGCCCCGCGGCCCCCCTCGGCCGGCTGGTCGTGGGGCAGGAGCGGGACGTCGAAGGTCGCCACGGGGGGCTTGCCGGCCAGCCGGGCCGCCTCGTCCCGGTAGACCCCGAACGAGACCCGGCCCAGGTCGTCGGCCAGGGCGAGGTTGATCTGGATGACCCGGATGTAGGCCGACGACAGGTCGGCGGCGTCGAACGGGTCGCTCAGGACGGTCTGGAGGGCCATCGGTTGACCTCGGTTGGGATCAGTAGAGGACGTTGACGACGCCGCCCGAGTCCTTGTAGACGAGCTTGGACGCGGTGGTGCTGTAATAGACCGAGTTGTTCGGGGCCGAGGCGTCGGCCATCGACGCCGGCCGGTACTCGCCGACCTTGCCGATCGCCGCCAGGGGGTTGGCCGCGGAGTCCTGCACCGCGAAGAGGTCGGCCGTCTGGCTCGCCCGGAGCTTGAGGACCAGGGTGGGCTTGGTGGTGCTCTCGCTGACGACCAGCATGTGCTGATTCGAGTCGTTGATGGCGTTCGAGCCGAAGCCCCAGTTGGCCGCGTTCGTGCACTTGCCGCGGCCGGTGCCGGCCACCGACAGGATCAGGCCGTCGCCGTTGGCCCCGTCCAGGTTGGACAGCTTGACGGTGCCGTTGTCCCGGGCGTCGAAGCGGTTGTTGCCGTTGGAGTCCTTGATGAGGAGCCCGGTGGTCGAGCCGGCCGAGCCGGCCGCCTTGACCGTGACCCTCTGGGCGACCTTGTCCCAGATGAAGTTGCCGTCCCCGGCCAGGGCGCCGGCGTCGTTGAACTGCACCTGGGTGTCCGACCCGGCCGGGGTGGGGGCCGCGGTCGGGACCGCCCAGGTCTGGTCGCCCCGCAGGAACTTGGTCGCGTCGGGCGTGCCCGAGCCCAGGCGGGCGGTGTCCACGGTCCCGGTCGTGATCTTGGCGGCGTCGAGGGGCGGCACGTCGGCGGCGACCAGGGCCGAGGCGGCCCAGGCGGCCGGCCCGGTCCGGCGGACGAAGCCGGTGGTGGCGACGGCGGCCACGGCGTCGAGGTCGGCGTCCCAAGCCTGGACCGTAGCCCCGACCGCGGCGGCGATCCGCCCGTCCGCCAGGGCGTCGCTGAAGTAGGGGTTCACCCCCTCGGGGATGTCGGTCGTGGTGAGGTGGATGTCGCCGACCTGATTGTTGACCGCGAGCACGACGTCCTCGGGCGTCACCAGGGCCTGCCAGTTGGCCAGGACCGAGGGGTCGTCCCCGGTGAGGATGTAGGTCTTGAGGATGTCGTTGCGGATGCACCAGTCGCCCCGCTCGCCGTTGAGGGCGAGCATGGCCGCCTGGCTCCCGACCGAGCCCAGGAAGTCGCTGATGGCGATCGAGGGGAGCTGGGCGGAGGGGATCTTGCCGCCCGAGCCCAGGGTCGCCAGGCCGTTGGCCATGCCCTTCTGGGCGGTGATGCGGGCGTCGGCCGCCGTGGCGAAGTCCGTGACCTCGGAGGCGGTGTGGGTGTGGCCCACGTCCGACTTGCCGTCGAGGGCGGGCTGGAGGCCGGTCACGTCGGCGATGGCGTGGACGTGGGCGGCGGCGGCGTAGTCCACCCCGGCCGAGGCGGCGACGAACGATCCGCCCTGGGCCTTCACCAGGCCGGCCAGCGAGGTCGACAACTGCTCCAGCTTGTCGTAGACGGCCGAAGGTCCGACGGGCATGGGAGGCCCCCTGGTGGCTGGAAACCGTTACCGCCGATCAGGCCCGGTAGGTCTTGCCGAACGCCCGGCAGCGGCCCCGGTCGATGACGTGGGTCCGGACCTCCGCGAGGTTCTCGTCGTGGTCGATCTCGACGGTGGCCAGGCCGTTGACCGAGTCGGGGACCCGGTTGTACTCGTAGGCTTCCTCGACCCGGGACAGGCAGGGGACCACGACCCCCTGGTGGGGGACGCCGTGGTAGTCGGCCAGGCCGACCCGGTCCTCGCGGTGGAAGTGGCCGCAGACGAAGTTGATCTGGAGCTTGGACATCAGGGTCCGGGCGGCGTGCTTGCCCCCATTGGTCCCCCGGACGTCGCCGTGCAGGAAGGCCATCGGGCCGACCAGGAGGTGGGACTGGTTGGCCAGCCACCAGAACCGCTCCGGGCACCCGGTCAGGTCCCGGACCGAGACCAGGCCGGACATGCCGCCGGTCGAGTTCAGCATCAGGTCGAAGCGGTGGTCGTGGTTGCCCTCGATCACCGCCACGTCGCACCCGAGGGCGTCGAGGGCACTCCAGAGCGGCTTCGCCGAGTCGATCTCCTCGCGGACCGCCTTGCCCCGCTTCGGGTCCTTTGCGAAGCGTGAGATCATGTAGAAGTCGAACACGTCCCCCAGGTGGACGACGAGGTCGGGCTTGAAGTCGGCCAGGATCTGCATCGCCACCGAGATCGCCCGCTCGTCCTGGTAGGGATAGTGGGTATCGGTCACGACCCCCACGCGGGCGGGCCGCCCCTCGTGCCGCACCGTCAGGCCCCTCGGCTCGACCCTGGAGGCCGGGGCCTCCGCCCGGGTCCCCAGTCCCAGGCGGGCCAGCACGGCCTCGACGATCGAGTCCACCGGGGCGGACCCGGCGACCGCGGGGGCGGGCTCGGGGGACCCGGCGGCCGTGAGTTCGTCGTAGCGGCGGTTGGCCTGGTGCCAGGGGATGCCGTGCATCCGGGCCAGGGCCGCGACGGAGGGTCGGTCGCTCATGAGTTCCCTCGTTTATCGGACGACCCGCATCCCGAAGAACGGGCGGCCGTCCTGGTCGTCGATCCACCGGACCCGGAGCCGCTGCATCTCGTGCTCGAACATCTCGCAGACCCTGGGCTCCAGGGTGGCCCAGCGGTCGTCCTTGTTCTGGATCGAGGCGATCAGGGCTCGCTTGACGACCAGCAGGACGCAGGCCCGCCGGAGGTCCCGCAGGTCCGTGAGGTTGGCCGGCGAGCGGGCCGGGTCGTCGGGGTCGATCGAGAACTCCCGGTTCAGGTCGAAGGAGGCGTCCTCGATCTGCGGGTAGAAGGTCCGGATCTCGAATAAGACCCCCGACAGGCCGGCGGTCGGGGCCGGGGGCTGGCCGGCTCCGCTGGGCTGGCCCACGACCCGCAACGCCAGGGAGCCCCCCGAGGGGGCCGCGTCCACCGCGTAGGCCATGCCGGAGGGGACCCAGTGGGCGGGCCGCGAGGCGGCCTGGGCCATCCTGAGCGTCACCAGCATGCCGGCCTTGACCCCCCGGGCGGCGAAGTCCACCGAGGAGTTGAGGGTCCAGGGGGAGCCGTTGGCGAACGCCCCGTCGGTGCCGGAGGCGATCACCTGGGCGGGCGGGATCAGCGGGGCGAAGTCCCCGGGGAACTGCCGGTGGATCGCCTCGTCGTCGGCGTAGACCGTTTCGAGGAAGTCCGCCACGTCCCGCCCTCCCGATCAGGTGGTCAGTCGGCCTTGCGGTTGCGACGCGACGGCTTGGGGGCCGGCTCGGCCTGGGGCTGGCCCTCGAACTCGGCCTTGACCTCGGCCAGGGCCTCGGGGAGCCCCATGCCCTGAACCACCGTCCGCTGATGGATCGCGGCGGCGATCCGCTGGGCCTTGGAGGGCTCGGGCTCCGGCTCAGGCTCGGGCTCGTCGACCGGGAGTTCCTCGGGCGGGGTCTCGGTCTCGTCCTCGGGGACGAAGTTGGGGGCCGGGGCGGCGGCCTGGGCGACCGGGCTCCGCGGGGCCTGGAGGGACTCGACGTAGGAGGCGACGCGGGAGATGGCGTCGTCGAGGGCTCGGCCCGCGACCTCCACGATCTTGAGCTGGGCCTCGGCGGCCTTGAGGGCCTTGAGGGCGTTGGCGAGGTTGCCCTTGCGGGCGTGGCCCACGGCCTGGGACACGAGGTCCCCGCCGATCCTGACGGGCATGAGCACGCCGGCCTTGCCCACGGCCTCGCGGGCGGCCCCGGCGACCTGGGCGGCCTGGCTGAGGAAGGGCGGCATGCCCGGGAACTTGAACGGGGCGTCCAAGGCGGTCACTCCGGTCTGGGGGTCGGTCGGTCTAGGCGACGGGCCTGGGCGGTAAGCGTTACCACCCAGGCCCGCGACGATTTCAGCCGGGATGTCGGATCAGGAGGCCGAGAAGCCGGTGATCCCCTCGACCATCGAGTGGTGCTCGGGGTTCTCCAGCCGGATGCAGCCGTCGTAGATCCACTCGCCCTCGCGGACGTCGCCGGTCCGGGCGACCGGGTGCCAGCTCTCGTTCTCCAGGTCGGAGATCGCCACCTCCTCGGTGGTCAGGCAGATCGCCGAGTGGGAGTTGTCCGGGGCGTTCAGGAGCGGGGCCGGGATGAAGACGATGTCCCGGTTGGAGAACGGCAGGACGTAGCCGCTGATGCGGATGCCCAGGTTCTGGGTGCTGCCGAGGGGGACCGACCCGGTCTTGAGGTAGCCCCACTTGTGCAGGCCCGAGACCCAGCCGGTCGACATCAGGACCACGCCGGGCTCGCCGCCGTTGTCGATGATGGGCTGGAAGAGGTCGCGGATCAGGCTGTCGGGGGTGTAGGCCGCCTCGTCGGTGATGTCGGAGGCGTCGGTCAGGTGGCCGACGAGCTGCCGCAGGCCCTTCTGCTTGCGGCGGTTGCCGCCCGCCGTGGGCGCCTCGCCCATCCCGAAGTACATCGAGGACTCGGCGTCGTCGAGCATCTCGACGAGCTTGACCTCCTTCTCCAGGTCGAACGGGTCGGTGTAGCCGCCCGGCAGGACCACGTTCTTGACCGCGGCCGTCTCGCCGCCCATCGACACCCGGCGGCGGGACCGCTGGTGCCACTGGACGTTCGCGGTGCGGGCGGTGCGGGCCGAGGACTGGGCGACCTCGTTACCCCGCTGGCTGTTGCCGACCAGGCGGACGGTGCCGGCGCTGGCCTGGGCGGCGGCCGTGCTGCCGCTGACGCCGCGGACGATCGTGACCGTGCCGGCCCCGGTGGAGGCGTTGGTCACGTTGACCGCCGTCACCTCGACCCGCTCGCCCGAGGGGAACCAGAGCACGTCGCCCTCGACCAGGGGGCTGACGTCGTTCAGGCTCGCCGAGGTGGCGACGCCGTCCGCGATGGCGGCGGTGAGGGTGTAGGTGCGGGGCCGGAAGGCGTAGGTCAGGATCTTGAACTCGATGGCGTCGCCATCGACGTGCGGGAACCGCGAGAGCAGGGGATGCTGGTTGAAGAACACCTCGCGCGTCAGGGCGCTGATGTCCTCGACGTGCTCGCCCGAGAAGTCGACGTCCTGGAGGAAGCCACGCTTGTAGGCCATGAGCCTCGGACCCCCTTAGAAGGGTGATGGGTGAGGCTTCGCGGGATGGCTTCGCGTGGTGGACTCGCGTCCGATGCAGTCTCTACGACCGCCGAACACCGATTGTCAGTTGGCCGAGGGGGGCGTCAGGCCCAGGCGGCCGGCGACCTGCTTGCGGGCGGCGGCCTTCTTCAACGCCCGGCTCCCGGCGTCCTTGGGCTCGTCCTCCGGCGTGGCCTCGGGGCGTCCGCCCGGGTTCCCCTTGGTGGCCCCCGGGGCCGCCTCGGCCTTCAGAGCCCAGGCGAGCTTGGGGTCGGCCAGCACCTGGGCCTTGGCGGCCTCGGCCGAGACGATCTGGCCCGTCTTGGAGTCGCGGACCCGGAACTGGTGCTTCTGGCCCTCGACGGCCTCGACCGTGTAGCGGCCTTCGAGCTGGGAGCGGATGTAGTCGGCGGCGTTGGGGTCCACCAGGCGGTCCGCCAGGGCGACCAGGGCGCCGTCCACCACCGACCGCTTCGAGGCGGCCTTGAGGCCGTCCACGACCTCGGCCAGCTCCCCCTTGACCGTCCGGCCCTCGGCCTCCAGCTCCTCCTTCTGCCGCTGCAACGCGGCGGCGGCCCCGTCCTTGGCCGCCAGCTCCTGGAGGGCCTTGGCCTTGACGTCCTCGGCCTCCTTCTTCGACTTGGTCTCGATCTCCTCGATCCGGCTCCGGGCCTGGTTGAGCTGGGTCCAGAGGTTCGTCAGGTCCGCCTGGGAGATGGTGACGGTCGGGTCGGCCGGCTTCTCGACCGGCGGCGTCTCCACCGGAGGCTTGTCGTCGGGCTTCTCTTCCGGTTCCATCGTCAACCTTTCGTGGGTGGTCCGTAGGGAGGCGGGAGGTGCCCGCCATGCCGGAAACCGATGATTTCCTGTCCCTCGTCTATCCGTTCGTCGCAGGTGTGCCCGCTTGTCATTCGGGTTTGACCCCCGAGCACCTGGCCGAGCGTCGGGAGAAGCTGGATGCCTGGCTCCGCGAGGTCGGCTTCGACATCGAACGCCACGCGATGCGGTCCTGGGCGGAGGCCCGGGGTTCCGACGGCCGGGTCCAGGAGGCGTTCGTGATCTGCCCGGTCGAGAGGTGGGGGGAACTGGACGCCCTCGGGCGTGCCGAGGCGATGGCCCGGTTCCCCCACGCCGTCATTTCTTGGGGGCCTCCGCGGCGGGCTTCTTCTTCGCCCGGGAACCCTTCCCGGACTTCTTCGCCTGGCCGTCCGGGGTCCCGTTGACCCCGGTCCGCTCGGGCTGGCCGGCCCCCTCGGGGACGTGCTTCGGCGGCCCGCCGCCGGGCACGCCCCCGGCCGGGCTCGGGATCGGGTTGTCCTTCTGGGCGACGGCCAGGGCCAGCTTGGCCTCGGACTGGGCCTGGAATTGCTTCGCCTGCTTGTCCACGAATTCGTCGATCTCGCGGTCGCGGACCTTGTACTCGTCGTCCGGGCGGCCGGGGTCGATCTCGCGGACGATCAGCCGCAGGACCGCCTTGTCGTTCTCGGGCAGGGCACCCACGGCCGGGTAGCTCGCCTGGAACGCGACGAACAGGCCGGTGAGGGTGGCCGCCGAGAAGCTGCCGAACTTGCTGGGGTAGTGGACCGCGGCCTCGGCGTCGGGCGTGCGGGTCACGAGCTTCCAGCCCTCGACGATCGCGGTCTCCAGGGCCTGGAGGGCCTTGGCCCGCTCCACGAGGATGCCGTTGAGCTTCTCGACGTCCAGCTCCTTCGAGATCCCGCTCTGGCGGTCGACCGAGTCGGAGACCGGGGAGGGGGGCTCCAGGCCGGCCGACCAGTAGGCCATCGCCAGGTGGCCGGCGATCGAGGTCCGCAGGCTGTCGGTCGGCCCCTTGGGGATGTCGAGGATCATCGGGGGGATGGCCAGCTTGGACGTGCCGTCGTCCACGATCTTGATCGGCAGGACGAAGTTCGGCCCGACCGGGACCTCGGCGTTCTCCTGGCACCACTCCTGCGGCAGGCACAGGATCGGGTGGGCCTGGAGGGTGTCCGAGAGCACGACCTCGGACATGAGGTTGTACACCTCACGCATGCGTTCCGAGACCCCCTCATAGGCACTCTTGGGCATGCGTCGGGTGCCGGGGACGCGGCCGTCCATGACGCACTTCACCGGGCAGGCGCCGTAGGGGTGGCTCAGGAGGGTGCCGGGCACGAGCTGGTATTTGGAGTCATAAAGGGACGTGGATTCGGCGTCCCAGTGGCGGAACTGCTCGACCGGGTTGCCCAGCTCGTCCTCGCCCCACTCCCGGTAGAGCACCTCGGCGTAGTCCTTGCCCCGGGCGTCGAGCCGCCACCAGAGCATGTTCTCGGGCAGGATCGGGGTGACGTGGACCCGGTCCAGGCCCAGCCTGACCTCGTCGGCCTTGCTGACGACCACGGGGTCCCCCGCGACCACGGGGCGGTCGAAGAGGAGGTCGATCCGGCCGCAGGCGAAGTAGGTCGGGCCGACCTCGGACTTCACGAACTGCTCGATCGAGTGGCCCAGGCCGTCCACGTCCCCCCAGAACCGCTCCAGCTCGGCCGGGC